CAAGCCGGCGCACTTGGAGCTAAATTGCTTGGTGCAGGCGGTGGTGGTTATATGCTGGCACTCACAGACGCCAAGAGTAAGATTCGCCAAGAATTCTCAGATCATACTTGCCTTGACGTAGGTATTTCACATGAAGGAGCAAGAGTTGTCTATAGAGACTGATATCATATTCGATCATCTAGGCCTGATTAATATTGGGTTTGCCAGTATCGATCATGACGAATTTAAAAAGGCCGCTGAACTTATTCGGTTAACGAGTATTTCAAATTATCGTAATAACATCTATACGATTGGCAATGGTGCTTCTGCTGCGATTGCTCAGCACTGGGCATGTGATTATACCAAGGGATGTAAGAAGGGTGGCATGAGACCGCGAGTGATCTCGTTGGCTGCTAACATTCCTCTGATGACTGCCATCTCCAATGATATTAGTTATGATGATGTATATTCATTCCAACTCGAAGCACTTGGTCAAGAAGGCGATGTGCTTGTAGCCATCTCATCGAGTGGTAACTCACCTAATGTTGTCAAGGCAATTGAGACTGCAAAGAAGCTAAAGGTAAAAACTATTGCTCTGACAGGATTTTCACGTGATAACAAATGTGCTCAGCTTGCAGACATTTCTCTCCATGTTGACATTCAAGAGTACGAAGCCGCTGAAGATGTGCACCAAGCGATCATGCATATGATTGCAAAATATTTGCGCACAGAAATTAGTGGTTGACATTTTTTTGAAATTGATGTAGATTTAATCTATAATCAAAGAGGAAAACTATGGCTATCAGTATTAAGACCAAAGCTAAACCAAAGCAAAAGTCACGTGCAACGATCAAATCGATCGATGACAAGCACTATGGACCAGAACCAATTGTTGTTGGTAGCTTTACAGACGCTCTGAATTGGTACAACTACATGGGCAACGATGATGATGCTCGTGAATGGTTCTTTGACTACATGAAAAAGAACTATACCAAGAGTGATATTGCTTTCATTCGGAAGCTTCCTAAGTGGAAGATCTCTAAGACTCTTGGTAGTGTTGCTCGTATTCTTTCGAATGGTAATGAACTACCAGAAAAGAATGTGGAGTACTTCAAGAATAGCGTACGTGATCTAATTCAAGCTGGCAAGCAGGTAGTAGACGAAGTCGAAGAAGCACCTAAGCCGGCTGTTGATATTCAAGCACGTGTTCGTGATAAAGCTAATATCATTATCACAAATCTTGAAGAAGAAATTGATCTTGTCATGGATGGCAAAGACTTCTCCATGTACAACTTCTGTCAGGCCAAGGAACTTAATCCTCAAATCCTGAACATTGTTTCTGACTACTATCGTCCACAATGGGATGAGATTCGTTCAAACGACGAACAGGTTAAGGAATCATTTGGCAAGCGTCAAAAGTTTTGGTTAAATTTTTGGAATAATTTCTTCGCTGACATCGAAAGATACCTAAATAATAAAAAGGTAGTAAAGGTTCGTAAGCCAAGAGAAAAGAAGGTCAAGTCTGCCGTTGATCTGGTTAAGAGCCTGAAGTACCAGAAGGAAGAACCTTCACTGAAGATTGTGTCGGTACATCCGGCAGAAATTATTGGATGTCAACAGCTATGGGTGTACAACACCAAATATCGCAAACTGACTCAGTACCTAGCGGTGGGACCTGCGGGTATTCAAGTCAAGGGAACGACTCTTACTGGATGGGATGTCGAATCCAGTACGTCGAAGACTCTACGAAAGCCAGAAGAATCCCTGACGGGTCTCTTGTCAGTAGGCAAGGTTGGACTGAGGTCGTTTATGTCAAATATAAAGACAGCGGAAAGCAAGCCTAATGGTCGACTCAATCAAGAATGTATTCTGCTAAGGGTAGTTAAGTGACAGATAACATCGTTCTCTTTCCTGGATTCAAACGTGAATCTCCTCCGCAATCAGTAGAAGAAATTGCAGATCAGGTTACGCAGAATCGTAAAGACCATGTTGATGGTGTACTGAATGACGTCATTCCAGATCTCATTCATATGTTCGGGTCTTATGGACTTGACATCAACTCGGACGATTATATCAAAGATGTTGCTATGGTAATGGAATCCATCAAGGCGATGATTAGCAGACAGTATCGTCTTGAACATCCTTTTCATTCTATGGTTGACAATATTTTTGATTTTAGTTATAATGAAGATAATACGGTTGCATACACATACAAATTTCCCAACAAGGATGAAGAGTAATATATTATGATTATTGTTGATTTGTCTCAGGTGATGATTTCCAATCTGATGGTTCAGCTTGGTAACCATACAAACACCGAGCTTGAAGAAGATCTTCTTCGCCATATGATTCTCAATTCAATTCGTTCATATAACCAAAAGTTTAAGAATGAATACGGTGAGATGATTATTGCATGCGATGCTGGTAACAACTGGCGTCGTCAAATCTTTCCTTACTACAAGGCCAATCGCCGTAAGAACCGTGAGAAGTCTGAGCTCAACTGGACTCAGATCTTTGACACGCTCGGCAAGGTTCGTGAGGAACTTAAGGAATACTTCCCTTATCGCGTTATTCAAATTGATGGTGCCGAGGCCGATGATGTCATTGGTACTCTAGTCGATAAGTTTGGTAATACCTCAGAAAAGATTCTGATCATGTCTGGTGATAAGGACTTTGTTCAGCTACAGCGTTACATGAATGTCAAGCAATACGATCCTGTTCAGAAGAAGTGGCGTACCACTAACGATCCTGATCGCTTCATGAAGGAGCATATCATTCGTGGTGACGTTGGTGATGGTGTTCCTAACTTCCTTTCGGCTGACAATACGTTTGTAGTTGGCGCTCGTCAAAAGCCAATTAGCCAAAAGAAACTGGATGAATGGCTTAACCAAGATCCTCGCGACTTCTGCGATGAGAACATGCTTCGTGGTTACCTTCGTAATCAGCAGCTTGTTGATTTAAACTTCATTCCAGAAAATCTACGTGACCAAGTGCTTGTTGAGTATGAAGCTCAGGCAGGCAAGGGTCGTAGCAAGCTATTCAATTACTTCATTGAAAAGCGTCTCAAAAACCTCCTCGAAAGTATCAATGAGTTTTAATATGCCAAGACAAACAATTGCACAAATTATAGAAACAGCATCAAAGATCGAAGTCATAGAAGATCGTGCTCAGTATCTTCGCGACAACGATTCATCAACTCTTCGTTATATTCTTGAACTGGCTCTTGTGCCAGGTGTCGAGTGGGAAATTCCTGAAGGAGCTCCACCATTTAAACCATGTGAGTACTTAGATGTAGAAGGTCGACTTCACCAAGAAGCTCGTACTCTTTACATGTACCTTAAAGGAAACCAACCCGGTCTTACACAATTGAAACGTGAAATGCTTTTCATTGGTCTTCTTGAGTCCATTGATAAGCGTGATGCCAATCTATTGATTGCCGTCAAAGACAAGAAACTACCTCGTACTATCTCCACCAAAGTTGTCAACCTCGCATTTCCAGGGTTAATCAATGAGCAAGTCGATCAAGCGGAATAATAAGTACTATGGCCATGATGATGATCTTTACGAAGATCACCACTACGAAACTCATGGCCAAAAGCTTTTAGAGAAACGAATTCGTTCAGCTCTTCGTTCTCGAACTAAAAGCGGTTTGTTTGATTTAATTGAAGAAGATTATTAATGCCAATCTATGAGTTTAGGGACAAAGAAACCGGGGAAACCTGGGAAGAGTTCCTTTCTATGTCTGCACGAGAAGAATACCTTGCAGAAAATCCACACGCAGAACTAGTCATTGGTGCTCCTGCTTTCATTTCTGGAATTGCAGGCGTTACTCATAAAAACGACGATGGCTTTAAAGATCTGTTAAATAGGATTGGAACAGCAAATCCGGCTTCTCCTCTCGGACAGCAACATGGAGATAAGAGCATTAAAGCCACTAAGATTCGCGACGCCGTTAATAAAGCTAAAAACAAAAAATAAGGATGATTCGTGACTGAAGCAAGACTTACCAAAAGACAAAAGAGAATTCTACGTCAAAACGGAGAACAAGATCTGCTGAACAACAAACCGAGTTTCAACTCTCCAAACTTTAATCTAAAACGAGTTCATCCACTTACAGACAACCAAAAGAAAACGTTTGATGCATTCCATAGTGGTAAACATCTAATGCTTCACGGCATGGCTGGTACTGGTAAGACTTTTCTTTCAATGTATCTGGCAATTAAAGATTTGATTGGTGGAACAAGCGAACAAGAAAAGATCTACGTAATCCGTTCTGTTGTTCCGACTCGTGATATGGGATTCCTACCAGGATCTCAGAAAGAAAAGATGAAGGTCTATGAAGCTCCTTACTATGCAATTTGCAGCGAGCTCTTTGAACGTGGAGATGCTTACGACATTCTAAAACAAAAGAATGCCATTGAGTTTATGAGTACCTCATTTGTCCGTGGTACTACATTGAACAACTGTTATGTGATCGTTGATGAGATCAATAACATGACGTTCCATGAACTTGATTCTGTTATCACACGTATCGGTAAGAACTGCCGAGTGATTTTTTGTGGAGACTTCCGTCAGTCTGACTTATCTCGTGAACAAGAGCGTAATGGCTTAAAAGAGTTCATAAAAGTGATTGACAGATTATCCGATTTTGATTATATTGATTTCTTAGAGGCCGATATTGTGCGCTCTAAACTTGTGAAGGAATACATAATTGCACGCCAAAAGCTTGGACTACAACCGTAAACATTTCGAATTTGAT